CCAGCCACATGGTAGTTGTCTCGCATGAGGCAATCCGCAGGGCATTACAGGAAGAAGCGAAATGAAGTTGATGCATGAACACATTACGGGATTGTGCCGCCAGCCACTGGAGTGCTGGTACGAGTGGGAGGCCGCAGAGCCTGAAGTTAAAGAGGCCGGCGTGGTGATTGAGCCTGCTATCCCTGAACAGGTATATCTGGTTGAAGTCTGGGTAAATGGCGCGGATATATTCGAGTTAATCAGTGATGACATGAAGGAAGTAATTGAGATTGCGATTAAAGAGGATAGATATAAATGACGCCATTAAATCATGGCGGCAAAAGAAAAGGCGCTGGCAGACCCAGAGCCAATATATCTGTCAGCAGGGTATTAAAGTTATTCTCTGAGGGAGTAACTAAGAAAGATATAGCAGAGAAGTTTGGAGTTAGTGAAGTGACAATTGGTCGAATTATTAAAAGGGAGAAACGATAATGTGGAAATATCTGTGGACTGAATTGAGGTTGATGCTGAAGACTGTGACGCCGGCGCAGGCCGTGGCGCATGAGTTGATGCATGCCGAGCATGCGCTGCTGCAAGCTGAGAGTGGGGTCGAGTACGCGACAGCGCTGGTGACCTACAACAAGAATCGGGTGAAGCGCCTGAAGGCGTACATAGCAAACACTGAAGAAACAAAGGATGCATCATGACTACAAAAACAGGATATGGGCCAGCGTTTCCATGCGACATAGAAACCGGCATGAGCTTGCGCGACTACTTTGCGGCCAAGGCGATGCAGGCTTTGCTTGGAAATCCAGAAATTGACGGGGAGCCAATTGCTTACTCTCAGTTGGCTTACAAGTACGCAGACGCCATGCTGAAAGCGAGGCAAGCATGATCAGGCAATGCGATGCGGGGGGTATCTGCGCCCACATCCCGCAGTGCGATCACTTCTGCCACTTTACGAATGCGGAGCTTGAGCCGGAGACGCGCAAGGTCAAGCCGTATCCAATTGTTCCTGATGACATTGAGCCAGTGCCGCAAGCGTGGCAGATGATCGGCAGCGTTGTTGTTGGCTTTGTGCTGGTGGCGCTGGTGGTGATAGCAGCCATGATGTTTTTTACAGGGCTTTGGATATGGAGTCTGTTGATATGACCAAGTTAGATGCGCTACGCATTCTCAAACTGTTGTCGGCCCTTGAGTCATGGGCCTTCAGCACAAAGAACCCGCTGCCCCCTTTTGTGGATAACGAACTGGTTGCCACGATGGAAGTGCTGGAGAAGCTTATCTTGGAGGAGCAAGCATGACACAAGAAGAAGTAATCCAATTGATGCGTAAGGTAATTAAAGAGTCGGAGTACTACACCACATGGACAGTATCAACCCCGCACTTGGTGGAGTTGGTAGAACGCGCAGTCGAAGCCGAGCGTGAGGCGTGTGCGAAGCTGGCTGACGCTGAAGAAAAAACGGCCAATGAAGAGACTTGGTATCAGTGCGCAAAAGAGTTGGCCAAGCAAATCCGAGCAAGGGGGCAAGAGATCGACCCGAACCAATGGGCCTTTGACAATGGGTTAGAGTCCACATGATCAAAAAAAATGTCTTTGCCGAGTGGGTTGAGCGATACCACAACGACCCCGTGCTGTTTGTCAAGGAGGTGCTGGGCGTAGACCCAGACCCGTGGCAAGAGAAGTTCTTGGGGGCGATTGCCCGTGGAGATCGAAAGATCAGCGTGCGAAGCGGCCACGGGGTGGGGAAGTCCACGGCAAGCTCATGGGCAATGCTCTGGTACTTCATGACCCGCAGCCCTGTCAAGGTGGTGGTGACAGCGCCGACATCAAGCCAGCTTTATGACGCGATGTTTGCCGAATTGAAGAGGTGGATCAACGCGATGCCCGCGCCATTGCAGGGCCTGCTGACTGTCAAGCAGGAGAGGATTGAGTTCAACGCCGCGCCCACTGAGATGTTTATTTCGGCCAGGACATCACGAGCCGAGCAGCCCGAGGCTTTGCAGGGCATTCACTCTGAGTATGTGATGCTGGTGGCCGATGAGGCCAGCGGCGTGCCGGAGCAGGTGTTCGAGGCGGCGGCTGGATCAATGTCCGGCCACAACGCTGTGACATTGCTTTTGGGCAATCCGGTGCGGAGCAGCGGGTTTTTCTACGACACGCACACAAGGCTGGCCGGCGAGTGGACAACCTTTCAGGTGGCATGCACCGACTCGCCACGGGTGAGTGATGAGTATGTCAAAGAGATGGCCATGCGCTACGGCGAGGAAAGCAATGTCTACCGGATCAGGGTGATCGGGGAGTTTCCAAAGGGAGACGATGACACTGTCATCCCGATGGATCTGCTGGAGAGTGCGCTGCACAGGGATGTGGCGGCAAGCAAGTCAGCGCCGATGGTCTGGGGGCTGGATGTGGCGCGGTTCGGGAGTGACAGGTCAGCGCTGTGCAAGCGGCAGGGCAATGTGGTCACCGAGAGCATCCGCACTTGGAAGAATCTGGACTTGATGCAATTGACGGGGGCGGTGGTGGCCGAGTTCAATGCGCTTGCCCCGAGTGAGCAGCCACGGGAGATCTTGGTGGATAGCATCGGGCTGGGGGCTGGGGTGGTGGATCGGCTGCGGGAATTGGGGCTGCCGGCGCGGGGGATCAATGTGAGCGAATCCCCAGCGATGGGCGGCACTTACAGGAATCTGAAGGCCGAGCTTTGGTACAAGTCCAAGGCGTGGCTAGAGGCGCGGGACTGCAAACTGCCCAAGGATGAGGTGCTGATCAGTGAGTTGGCCACAGTGCGCTACACCTTCACATCGTCAGGCAAAATTGCCATTGAGGGCAAGGATGAGATCAAAAAGAGGGGTCTGCCGAGTCCAGACAAGGCCGATGCCTTTGTTTTGACCTTTGCCAGCGATGCTGTGGCAGGGATGTTTGGGTCAGTATCCAGCAGCAAGTGGAGTCAACCCTTACGCCGAAACTTATCCAGAACTGCATAATTGGGCATTTGCAACTAAATGGGGAAAACCATGATGATGACCAAAGGACAAAAGAAGGTTGGCAAGGTAATGGGCGAGTACAAGTCGGGCAAGCTGACCAGCAGCGGCAAGACTGTTAAGAGTCCCCAGCAGGCGATGGCCATTGCGCTGTCCACTGCCAAGCTGCCAATGCGCGGTCAGCGCACGGCAAAGAACAAGGCGAGAAAATAATGGCCACGATCAAAGAAACCATGACCCAGTTGATGGGTGACGATGAGGCGGGTGAGAACTGCCCCACGGCCACACAAGACATCACCATCAATCTGCGCAACAGGGCCAAGGCGATCAACAGCGCCAATTACGGCCCTGAGAATCCCGACCTGCCGAATACTGCCTTTTGGAAGAAAAAGGCAGACGAGTGGGAGGTGGACATTGAAGATGCCAAGATGAGCCGGTGCGGTAACTGCGCGGCATTCAATCAAGAAGAATCAATGCTCGATTGCATTGAAAAGGGCATTGGCGGCGAGGGTGACGCCGAGGAAGTTATTGACAAGGCTGATCTGGGCTACTGCGAGATCTTTGACTTTAAGTGCGCAGCCAGTCGCACCTGCGATGCATGGGTCGCCGAGAGCGACGAGGACGAGGACTACGAGGGCGGCGAGAACAGCGCGATGGAGGGTGAGGACATGGGCGACAAGCCGATGCTGGTCATCAAGATTGGCGCAAAGAAATGAAAGCCGCCAAGCCTGCCAAACCAAAGTCAACAGTCAACGCTGCTGGCAACTACACCAAGCCGACTATGCGCAAAGCCTTGTTTGAGTCGATCAAGGGTCGGGCGGTGCAAGGTACAGCGGCAGGGCAGTGGTCAGCCAGGAAGGCGCAGCTTTTGGCCAAGTCTTACAAGGAAAAAGGCGGGGGCTACAAATGAAAGCACCACAGCAATCCCTGAAAAACTGGGGCGACCAAAACTGGAGGACTAAAAGTGGTAAAAAATCTTCTGTCACTGGTGAGCGATATTTGCCAGAATCTGCTATCAAAAGTCTCAGCCCTGCTGAGTACGCTGCGACAACACGCGCAAAGCGTGCTGGAAAAGCTGCGGGGAAACAATTCGTAAAGCAGCCCAAGTCAGTGGCCAAAAAAACAGCGGGGTTTAGATGAAGACGCCAGCTTGGCAGCGCAAGGCGGGGCAAAACCCGTCCGGCGGCTTGAATGCCAAGGGCCGCGCCAGCTTGAAAGCTGCCGGCCAAGACATCAAGCCACCCGTCAAGACCGGCGACAACCCGAGACGGGCATCGTTCTTGGCACGCATGGCCGGCAACGATGGCCCAGAGTACAAAGACGGCAAGCCGACCAGATTGCTGCTGAGTCTAAAAGCATGGGGTGCAAGCTCCAAGGCCGATGCCAAAAGCAAGGCGGCCAGCATTTCAGCCCGAAACAAAGCCAAGAAATGATCAGCCCGATTGTCATTGCCACAGTCAGAGGGCATGGTCTGGCGGTGCTGCTGGAGTCGATCAAGCAGTACGCGCCAGAGTGTCCGGTTTACCTACGGGGGCCAGAGTCAGTGCTTGAGAACTTTGAGGCTGACCACAAGATCTACGGCCAGCCAAGGAACTTTGGCGATGACTACAACGAGGTGATCGAAGCGGCACTCAAGGATTGGTCATCTTGCCTTGTGGCCAACGATGACATCGTGCTGACCCCGACCAGCGTCAAGGTTCTGCTAGAGGATGTGGCGATCATCCAGAGCATGCACGGCATCAAGGCCGGCTGGGTGGCGTCAAGGACTGATGCGGCAAGGTCTGGTCAAAATGTGCGGATCTGCCAGCCTGGGGAGCGCTTGAGTTTCTTCAAATTCCCATCTGAATCCCACATAAAGATGGTCGGTGAGATCAGCCCCATCTTTGCGTGGATCTCAAGCGATGCATTTGAAGAGGCAAAGTTTCCCCCTCTCAATTGGTACTCAGATGATGTGCATTGTAGGGATCTGATCGAAAAGGGCTACTCACATTTTGTCAGTGCCAGCTATGTCCATCACATCGGCAGCAACACGATTGGCTTGAATGGCAAACAGTTGCATCAGGATGCGATGCCGTGGCTGCTAGAAAATCGTCCAGAATATGCAAAGGCTTGGTTTGATTCTTAATCTAGGCTCGGGCAAGGACTGGCGTGAGGATTGTTTGAATGCAGATATTCAGGCAAGGGTCAAGCCAGATTGGCTGCTGGACATTACAAAAGTCAATTGGGGTGAGGTACTCAAGACCCGCAAGGGGCTGCTGACAATTGAGCGCGGCATGTTTGATGTGATTTTGGCCAATGACATCTTGGAGCATTTGCCAGATCTGGTTACTGCCATGACCAATTGCAAGGAATTGCTGAAGGTAGGCGGGGAGATGCGGATTCATGTGCCATACGAGTTGAGCCTTGGCGCGTGGCAAGATCCAACCCATGTCAGGGCATTCAACGAGAACTCTTGGCGCTATTACACCGACTGGCACTGGTACTTAGGCTGGCCAGACAGGTTTGAGTTGACCATGCTGGAAATGAGGCTCTCAAAGCTGGGAGAAGCACTAGAATTGCCACAAGACCAAATTATCCGCACCCCGAGGGCTGTGGACTCCATGTTTGTGGTTCTAACTAAGGTCAAGCCATGATTGAAAATATTACCGACAATTTATCCACCGACATTGCAGCCCAGACCCCGATGGACGATGCGGAGCTGCAAGCGATCATCACGCAAGACCTGACTGACGCCATCAGCTATGTGGACAGCGACCTGTCGCCCACCCGTGCGCGGGGGACTGAGTATTACCGAGGCGACCTGTTTGGCAACGAGGTCGAGGGCAACAGCAAGGTGGTGGCGATGGAGGTGCGCGACACTGTCAGCGCCATGCTGCCCAGCTTGATGAAGGTGTTTTTCTCCAGCGAGAATGTGGTCGAGTTTGTGCCTCGGGGGCTAGAGGATGTGAAGTCTGCGCAGCAGGCCACCGACTATGTCAATTACATTTTCCAAAACGACAACAGCGGATTCTTGACCACCTATGCCATTTTCAAAGATGCGCTGGTCAGGAAGTGCGGCATTGCCAAGTTTTACTGGACTGATGACGAGAAAGTCCAGATTGACGATTACACCGGCTTGGACGAGCAGACCCTGCAAATGGTGATGCAAGAGCCTGACGCGCAAGTCAAGATTGTGGTTTCCTACCCAGACCCAGACATTGACGAGATGCAGATGACCACCATCGACCCGATGACGGGTCAGCCGGTGACAATGCCTGCGCCAATGCTGCACGATGTGCAGGTCAAGCGCGTCACCAAGGATGGCCGCATCACTGTGATGGCCGTGCCGCCAGAAGAGTTGCTGCTTGACAGACGCGCTCGGTCTTTTGATGACGCCACCATCATTGCTCACCGGCAGATGGCCACAGTGGCCGACCTGCTGGCGATGGGTTATGACCAGGACGAGATTGACGAAAATATCTCCAGCAGCGACTTGGACAGCAACGATGAATATTTGGCGCGGCAGCCCCTGTCCACCACCTTTGGCGAGAATGCGTCCAACCCGATGATGCAGCGGGTTTTGTACATTGAGGCATATTCCCGAGTTGACTATGACGGCGATGGCCTGCCAGAGTTGCGCAAGGTCTGCTGCATGGGCAGCGGCTACAAGGTAGTGCGCAACCTGCCGGCCAGCTACATTCCGTTTGCTGACTTTCCTTGCGACCCAGAGCCGCATACAAGCCCACTGGAAGCGATGTCAATTTTTGACATCACGCACGACCTGCAAGAGATCAAGTCTGAGATCCTGCGCAATACGCTGGACAGCTTGGCTCAGTCAATCCACCCGCGCACGGCAATTGTCGAAGGCCAGGTCAACATTGACGATGTACTGAACAACGAAACCGGCGCGATTATCCGTATGCGTGCGCCAGGGATGGTGCAAGCCATGTCCACACCATTTGTGGGTCAGGCCGCATTCCCGATGCTGGAATACATGGATCAGATCCGCGAAGACCGCACCGGCATGAGCAAGGCGGCGATGGGTCTGAACGCTGACGCATTGCAGTCAAGCACCAAGGCGGCGGTGGCCGCCACAGTGTCGGCCAGCCAGAGCCGCATCGAACTGACAGCCAGAATTTTGGCCGAGGGGATGAAAAAATTATTTAAAGGCATCTTGTTCTTGGTGGTCACGCATCAGGACAAGGCTCGGATCGTGCGTATGCGCAACGAGTTTGTGACCATTGACCCAAGCCATTGGGAAACCAGCATGGACGCCAGCATCAACATCGGGCTGGGCAATGGCGACACCAACGAGCGATTGCAAGGTCTGATGATGATCATGGCCAAGCAAGAGCAGATCTTGCAGCAGCTTGGCACTCAAAACCCATTGGTCACGCCACAGCAGTTTTCCAACACGCTGCGCAAGATCGTGGAGTTGTCTGGGTTCAAGGATGCGTCCAGCTACTTCAATGACATCCCTGCCGACTATGTGCCACCACCACCACCAGCGCCCAAGCCGACACCCGAAGAGGTTTTGGCACAGGTGCAGGCCGAGTCCATTAAGGCCGACATCCAGAAGAAGGCGGCAGAGTTGGAGCTAAAACGCCAGCAAATGATGATGGATGACGATTTAAAGCGCGACCAGATGGCCCAAGATCTGTATCTCAAAAAGTATGAGATTGAGTTAAAGTACAAGTCACAGATCAGTACGGCTGAGATCGATGCGGCTCAGAATATTGATCGTGAAGCAATTCGTCAGCAGGCAGCGCTGGCCCAGCAGCAGGCGGCTCAGTTTATTGAGCAGCAGCAGCAGCCACCGATGCAGCCGATGATGCCCCCATCAACCTTTCAAGGAATGGCACAGTAGTGACAAATGAAGACCAGGTAAACAAAGGCCGCAAGGCCAAGCAGCTACTTGAGGACGAAACCCTCAACGCTGCGATTGAAAAATTGGAAAACGACCAACTTTGGGCATTTCGATCCTCGAAACCTGAAGAGTCTGTGAAGCGGGAGACAGCGT